ATAGGTCAACAAAGTTTATTTTGTTTCTCCCCACTGCCTGTCCTCCTATTTTTCTGCATGAAAAAAGCACCAAGGTTCGACCTCAGCGCTTATTTTACAGCTTATATTATATAATATATTATCAATATGATTCCATATGATTGCATACTATCTTTTGAATCCTTTTACTTTTTTGACTGATTCAATTGCTTTCAAATGGCAAGAACGGATGTGCTGAATTGAATATCCCATTTCGTCAGCTACTGTAACAAGACTTTTGTATTCCACATATTTTTTGTGCAGCAACTGAGAATATAGAGAATTATCAAGGCTATTAATGGTGCTTGATACTTCCTGCTGAATATCTGACATTTCGGAAATATCTTTAGCAATTTCTTGTTGCAGATCGGCAATCTTTACGATTGTATCGCCTACATGATCTTTTGTACCGGATGTTTGAACTTTTTCTCCGGTTGAAAAAGAAGATAAACTTGTAGCCAGCATTCTGAGCTGATATTCTTCAGAAATTTTGTTTTCGATTTTTCTCTTATAATCACGAACTTGTTCTAAATATTCTCTTGTGGTCATATTATCTCCTTCCCCAAAATGGATTGCGCATTGCAGTTGCTTTTCCGCCTAATGGATTCTGCACGTACTCTGCCATCATTGCCAAGCTGTCCGGGCCATCATCGTGAGCTACTTTTGCCCTTGTGGTATATGTGGTTACATTTGCCATAAATAATCCGTAGTCGGATTTTGGTTTATACTGGCTTGGATGCAAAAAATAAAAATGTTTTGATATGTAATCAGAATTTACAAGAATTTTTGTTTCTTTATTTGCTTGCGTAGGTCTTGTTTCGATATCCGCTCGGCATTTCCCTGAGATTATCTTTTGAATGTTGTGCGCAACACGATTTCCTACGTTATTTGACTCGAATCTGATTTTATGCGGATTGTGTTTTATCAAGATATCAGCAGTCTTTCTGTCCAGGATGTCGTAATCTGTGGTATCATCGAAAACAACGTCCGGGATAAAAAATTTATCCCCATATTGATATGCAATAGGTAATGATTCAAAATCTGTACCTTTATCTTTTGTATCGCATACTGCCCATATCGCATCCGCTTCTCTATCTGGAATAATTATGTATTCATCAGTACATCCATCTGGTACGTCATCTTTATGAAAGAAAAATCTTTTCAATTTGTCTGGCGGAAGCAACAATCCTTCACGTTCTACCGGTTGCTGCATATACAAACAGTTAAAAGAAATTTCATCCATGGACTCTTTCGCGTCATTAAAATATTTTTCAGAAAAGCCATTTACTGTGAATAAAAAATTGCTTTTGCCATTCTCATCAAGTGCCGGTACTGCTATGAACCTCGCTCTAGGGTTCCCGGCGTATAACTGCTGTAGCTTTCCGATAGGGTCATGCACTGACCATCTGGTAGCAATGTAAAACTCTTTGCACCCTTCAAGTCTACGGGAACGTAAGTCATTTACTACTTTTGTCCATAAGGTATCCAGTCGATTCTTGTTCAGTGCTTCTTCGATGCCAGACACAAGGTCATCGGCGGTAAGGAATCGGTTGCATCGGGTCGCACCAGTCAGAGAACCATCAATTGAACGGAACGTCCAAGTTTTAAAACGTCCATTTCTTTCAAGGTTTACTGTCGTTTCTTTTGCATTTGTTCCCTGCATTTCAACATTCGGAAAAACCTCATGCCATGTGTACTCAACCGGATCATTGATGATTTCCAGAACTCCATCATAAAGTGAACGTGTCAAAATACTACTGTGCGCTGATGACAGGTTGAAATCATTCGGAAACCACCCGCCTACCAGAGACAGAAAGAAATCTTCAAGAGTAGATTTTCCGCAACCGGGTGGTACGCTCAGCGCAAATATATCAAGTTTATCATCCATCAAATCTTGTAATGAGCCTATAATGTTATGCTGCATGAATACGCTTCTTCTTGGCTCATAGAATCTTTCTTTTGGGATTCTATTCTTCTCGAGATATAATAATCCACTGTCTACTTGATGGTTCTGTGCTTCCAACAGCAAATATTTCCAGTAAATATCGTCAAAATCTCCACTCCCAGTAATAGCAGCTTGCCTTTCTGCGATATTGTGTGCATACTGGCTTACCTTTATTCCCATCTGTTGCGCATCTGGATTATCCTTGAAAGGAAGGTCAATATTCATATTCAAAAGTAAATCAAGGCAGTCCTTCTGATTTTGACAGACTGTCATATCATCATTAATGATTTGATTTAAAATTGCCCGATACCATTCAATCGAACCTTCTGTGAATTTTTGCATAAAAATAGAGCCAGACCTCCTTTCTTTTTAGGATTTAGTCTGGCTCTCGTGTGGCTCTTTGACTGGTTTATTTATTAAATTCCGTAAAAATATTTTCAATTACTTTCCATTCTGCGAATATTGCCATGAACAATAACGGAACCGCCGAAAGTCCCCAATGATTTTCAATTGTCACTTGAATTGTGGCTATCAAATAATCTGCTACCCATTTGAATATTATGAAATTCACAATTATCCAACATATTTTTCTGATTTTGTTCATTTGGTCACGCTTTCTTGACCGGCCATTCAAAGCCAAAATCTGAACGTTTGATTTTGCATTGTGGGCTTCCGTCTTTCCAGAAAACTAATCCTTCTATCTCGTGTTCAGAAAGATATTTCTTGATTCCCTCGAATGTTCTTTCGACTTCAACGATTTCTTTGCCGTGTTTTATCAAGGCATCGTAATCATCATTATACGGATTGCCATGAAAATGTTTTCCGTAAGCTTCATATGTGCCATCCGGCAATTTAAGGCCTTGATTTGTCCACATTGAAGTTACATAATACGCTTCTGCAAACCACTTATCAGACGGATTATTCTCATCAACCTTTACCCATCCCGGCCAATGACCTGTAATGGAATCTGGCTCACAACAAGGGATAAATCCCTCTGGTGGTATTTTGTCTTTCTTGCAGTCATATCTTTTATAATATTCTCCGTCAATTATCGCGCAGCAAGAACCGTCGTATTTGACTGTTGCAACACCTTCTCCTTTAAGTACCCATTCCATGCCCGGATGCACTTTCGGAAGAACCTTTACAACCTTATGGTCTTTAAATTCTCGCTCAAATAATGTTGGTATCTTTTTCATTTACTCACCTCACAATACTTCTAAGTGAATCCCACCACTCGTCTTTTTTATTTATATCTTCTACTCGTTCAAACATAAATTTCAACTTATAAATACCTGATTCTGATACAACAGATTCCGTATGCATGAGTTTGAATTTTCTTTTAAGATATCCAATTTCAAGAATGCATTCCTTCGGAAGATCAGTGTAATTCACGACGCATTCTACCCAAATAATCCGTCTGCCTTCTTCATGATGTACTTCAATGTCAGCTAGTGCATTAATGATTTTTTCATCAATAATCTTAATTGGATAGTTCACTACACCATATTTTTTCATACATTCACCTCGAACTCTTTCTTGCAGTTGCTACCCTTGCATTTATACGGCATCCGATAAATCTTTGTGGTCGGGAAAATCTTTAAGGCTTTCTTTCCACAAAACGGACAAATCACCCAATTTGTACCATTTTCCATTTTAATTTGCGCTGTTCCATCCCATGGCTCTGGAGGATTCGTATATTCAGAGAAGTCTACTCCCTCTGATTCAAGTGCTGTTTTAATGCTCATTTCCCGTTATCCTTTCTTACTAAGGTGAAAATTGTTTCGTAGTTATCTCCGATGTAATCCGAACATTCTGGATTTTTATGAAATAGAACAGTGTTCCCTGCCAGAAGCACATGTTTGTCTGGATAGAATCTAGTCGGGATGTTCATTCTATGGCATTCTCCCTCAAGATTATATACAGCGTCAAGAAATCCAATATCGGTACCTGAATAATTAATTCTCATAAGCGAATATGTCCCCTTTTATCTGGTCGAACTTAAAATGATTTTATTCTTACATTGTGGGCAAATAATGTATTTTTGCTTGTATCCGAATCCAGATGGCATATTTGTAGCAAAATGCTTCTCTATATTTTCATCTTTCACATCTTCGGATTCGTCATAGCTCAATACTGCACCGCATTTGTCGCAAGTTGCTTCTTTTAATGTTCCAGGTTTTAAAATTTTAATCATTTCTCTCTTTCCTTCCTGTGTTTCATCTGGCATTCAATCATCTTCGCTATGTTCTCACGTTCCTGTTTTATTCCATGTCCCTGACGGAATAACTCACATTCAAGGATATTTCCGCATTTAGAACATTCGTCTTTAATTTCTTTTCCTGCTATTTGCATTCCCATCCATCCTGTACCATTCTAGGTTTGTATATTTTTTCAGTATACCCTTCGCCGTTGCATAAGTCGCAAGTGACTTCTTTTTCTACGTAATCAGCACAACATTCCCAGTATTGCGCACGATTTACTCTTTTGATAATAGTTCCACTTCCGCCGCACTTCGGACATCTGTGAATTTTGTTTCCTTGCATTAGTTTCACAAAGTCATCAAGAGTCGTTTCTCCACCATATGTATCTCTCAAACATATTGCCTCATAAATTTTCATTTTCTGCGTCCTCCCAAAATTCGCAAACACAATCTGGTTCCGTAAAATTAGCGCAGTGTTCACTGTCGCCGTTGAAACATACCCATGTAAAATCGTCATGTTTCCTACATGTTTTACAACACTTTTCTTTTTGCATAATTAACACCTCAATTAAAAAAGTCCAGTGTGCCGACTTGAACAGCATAAATCTCCCAACGAGAAACACTGGAACCGCACGAAGTAAGAGAAAGATTCCAATGATTGCAATTCATTGGAATTGAAAAGGGAAGATTCGAACTTCCATGTACATCCCATGTCCAAAGACACATACTCACCCATTACGATGTACTATCCTCTGCGTCTGCCTTTCTATTGTATCGGATTCATCACCGTCAATAGTTCCGCCACTTTTCAATCAGAGCATTATCACTCAATGCATCAAACGTCCATATAGGAGGGGATTTCCACCCTTTTACTCTCATGCCGCCGGCTAAGGTCACCTAAGTTGTGGGTTTAAACCTATGCTACCACAATAGCGTCTACGTATTCCGCCACTATATGGAATTGGAAAGGCAGGAATCGAACCTGCGACACATAGCTTACAAGTCCATTGCTCTACCACTGAGCTACATTCCGTACCGCTTGTCACGGCCAGTTAAAAAACTGAGTTGATTTTCACCTTATATTTCATTCAACAGTGATACAATCGTATCTCTCTGAATTAATTGTTTTTTCCATGGCTTCAACCGGATTATATCCAAGATTCTGTAATACCTGTTTGAATACTGTTACCGACTGGCCACTTGCGAGCTGCACGCCTTTTCTTGTAGCATCTGCATGGAACACGTCGTGTCTGCTGTCGACATTCCAGAAAATTATATTCGGAATAATATATCCAGCTTTACGAAACTTCTTTTCCATTTTGTCATAGAAAGACCAGTCCTTATTTCCGCTGCGATCAATTTCCATATCGGAGATAACGACTATAGCTTTCGGCATCTCTTCTTGTGAAACATTGTTCTCTTCAGAAATATCGAGCACTTTCTCAAATGCAGCTTTAAGGTTTGTGCTACCGCCCCAATTTGCTTTTGCAGTATTGATTATTTTCTGGTGAAGTGTTTCGCCCTTTAATGTGACAATCTGTGGATTGCTAGAGAATGTCATAAACAAATTATGATATGCACCTGTATTTCTCTCAGCAAAATATATCGCCAATCCGATTGATGTTGCCATTGGTCTTCCATACATTGAACCGGATACATCAGCCATAATCAAAGCATTTGTTCCCTGTTCAATATAATCTGGAAGTGCTTTCCATTGCGTTTCAAGGACTTTATTGTTTTCTCTTCCATAAAGGATTTTCTCTACAATGTCATATGGATACAAGGTTGAAGCATTGATTTTAACTTCTCCTTTATCAGCTTTATTGATAAATTCGCTGAAGCCATCAGGATCATGTTTTGCAAAGGCTCTACGATAAATCATCATTGCACGGCTTGGAACTTCTGGATATTTAATCTCGTTCCACTTGCCGGCAGACATAAGACTTTCAACTACACCTATCTGCTTTCTCATGCTGCGAACGATTCTCTTAAAGTTGTAAACTGGATAACCTAACTTCTGCGCAGTCAGAATTCCTAATTTTCTAGTCTTTGCACTACTTGCGTCAGCAGTTTTAATCCATTTGGCAAGCAGAGAAATTGCTTTGCCATCATTGAGATTCTTCAGATCTTCCTCGAATTGATTTTTCATGGTTTTCCACATATCATCTTCCAGTGGTGTTCCAATCAATTCATAAAGATCATCGTATCTTCCAAACGCTCCAATCAAATCAAGGTTCGGCCTGAGCGCTTCTGGATGATGTTCTGCCATATAGCGAATAATGGTTCGGAAGGTTTTTCTTTCCCCAAGTCCGCAACGAATATCTCTTGCGTAAAAAGCAATCTTCGTAGCAAAGAGTTTATCCTGCGCATATGCTTCTGAGAACAATGTAGTGATTCTATTCTCATCAGAATCTCTTAATGCACCAATAGTTCCGAATAGATCAAGCCTTGCGTCACTTGTGGTATTCAGCGCAACTGCGCCATTCTCGGTTCTTGTAAACTTACTTTCTTCTTTCATTGCATTTGCAAAATCCATGTTTCTTCTCCTTTCAGGACACAAAATATAAAATGAATTATAAAATATTCGCCATTTAGTAAATAAGTTGCTGTAAGTGTCCCCTATAATTTTCATGATGCTTTTGGTTTTTATGATTAACAGTCATATCCAAAATAATTGCTGTAAGCATCACATAGTGGCAAGGGATGGATTCGAACCATCGACAAGTACCTTGTAATGGAAAGAATTGCTGTAGAAGTCACGAACATGACTTACAATCTTTTACTGCTCTACCAACTGAGCTACCTTGCCATATTCACCGTCTTTAACGGTCAGACATTGTCTGGGCTGAATTTTACTTCTTTCGCTATAGCGTAAATCCACCTGAGGCATAGACCGCCTGTATACAAACAGCTTAACTCTAAGCGGATTAAGTTGCAGGAGACGGATTCGAACCGCCGTTCTCAAGGTTATGAGCCTTGCGAGATTCCTCTTCTCTACCCTGCAAATGGGAGAAGATGGAGTCGAACCACCCGAGCCCGAAGGCAACAGATTTACAGTCTGCACCGCTACCTCTACGGAATATTCTCCCAGAACCGGCAATTCGCCGGTTAGCAATAGGTTTATCGTGTTATGCTTTCCACTATCCAATTTAATAACCGCGTCTGGATTCACGGAGTTGTTTCGAATATTTGCTTTTTAGAAATACGGGAAGAACGCCGGATTTCCTTTTTACATTCCTTGAAACTCCAAGATTTGTGCACAACCTTTAAAACTCTGGAACGCTATCAGAAGATGGAAATGGCTCTACGTGATCTGCACGCCGTATCGTGGTCATCAATAGTCACCAACGTCATAATTCTGATAAGTTTTTCCACCCGGATAACGGCTTGGGTGGCATTAATAGAAGTAATGGAAGTTCCGGGACTCGAACCCGGAACCTTTCGGTTATGAGCCGAATGCTCTGACCAATTGAGCTAAACTTCCTGAGTGGAGATTCTGACTATCTCCACTGTTGCGATTCTTGCCCTCTCAGTCGCAACAAAGGGTCCGCTGCTCCACAAAATGTGGAAACCATCCGGGACGTTTGAAGCCCCTTTATTCATCCCCTGATGGGATAGATGGTATTTCAGAGGAACTATATCATTGGCATGATATAGATAACTAGGCTAGTGGGATTCGAACCCACGAATTCAGCAGTCAAAGTGCTGAGCCTTACCGCTTGGCGATAGCCCATTACTTTCCGGGTTGGCGTTCCCGGAAATGTGATATATTCTGGTGGTTTTAGAAAGCATCATGGCTATTAATATTGTTAAGTCCGCGCCAGTTACTTTGCAATGGGTGGGAAAAAATTATATTATATTCCATTGAGTTTCACCAACGCAGACCTAAGCTACTCTGGATGCCTCGACCTGTCAGATTCAAAGGCTTTCCCTAACCTGAGAACGGCAGGTTTCTGATTTTCTTGTATTTTCACCCGTTCAATCAGTATAGTGAACAGGGGAATTTGTATTGTGAATGCTAACCACATTGGGTTCTCCTTATAATCTAAAAATCACAACTGCATTAACTGCGAAACATATTTCCATTAATATAAATACTGCCGTCGCTATTGGATTGCTTTTCTTTTCGGCTTCGTCCTGTGATATGAGGAATGCCAAGACCAATGTAAAAAAAGCAATATCTAACATGGCTGCTACGAATTTTGCTAAAATCATTCTCTTTGTTCCTCTCCGATCATGAAATCAAGAATCTTACCGGCGGTTTCGTCTTCTGGCTCAAATGGTAAACCGCAGGTGCAATACTTCTCAATCGCTGTTTTAAGGCTTGCTTTGAAACCATTGTAAACTTCTCCGTGTGTCATAAGTTCGTTCCTTAAAATGGCTATCGCGTGCGTAATAGTTGTAGAATTAGTATTGCTCATTCTTCAAGTCCTCCATTTCTTTCACGCTAATCCCGACTATCCCGGCGCTATCTTTGCTGTCTGTGGCTTTAAAGTGCGCTTTAGGATGTTGTGGGTACATGAACTCAAACATAAGGTAATTTGCCGCATCCACAAGGTATTCTGTATTCCCGGTGGAATTGTATTTCTCAATGCATCGTTCCATGGACGGAAGCGCCTGTACATTCCCGGTTTTATAGTTCTTTCTGGCGGGTCCGTATTTATGATAACTTACCTCAACTCGATTCTTACGAAGTTCATCAAAGCGTTCACTGTATTCTTCTGACATATAAAAACCTCTTTTTTATTTTTTTGAGAAAAATTGAGTCGGCGTTTTGTCTACCTCTTTCGAAAATATTGTCCCAATGCTTCTCTGGTAATTTGCGACACGCTCTTACCGGTTCGATTCTTCTCGGCAATGAGCTTTCGTTCTAGCTGGTACGGCATCCGGATTCTGATTGATTCGCCCTGAGGGTTATTCTTTTTCATAGGCAGCGTCCATCTTTACTGAAAGAATTGGTTTATCTCCGGTTTTTGCTAAAAGTGTAATGCCTTTATCGCTATTCCAAGAAGATGTTGACAATTGAATATTCTTGATTCCTGTTTCATTGCAGATATTCAAAAGCTGATTGGCCACGTCCATTAATGCTGTTCTCAGGTATCCGTCATTATTTACAATCTGTTTCATTATTTCGCCTTTCTTGCATATCAAATATGAATCTTTATAATTCTTTAAGTTTCTGATTAGCAATCTCAACTTGGAAAGCCAACACGCTAAGCGTAACGTCTCTTATCAGTAATTCATCAAGAGTCATATTCTCTTTTTGAAACAGTGCTGGAGCTGTAATTACATGAATCTCTACTCCGAGATCTCGAATCATCCTCCATGTATCTTCGATTTCGTTCTTGGTACTTCCAATATCATCCACTCCGCAAATAATAAGCAAATCTCCTTTTTTCATATCACGACAAAGAATTTTAAAATTTTCTCCATCTTCTAAGTCGTAGATAATTCTATCTACATTCTCATGCGAGAGAATCTTTTTCTTAGCTGTAAGCGAAAACCAAATTTTTGAGTTTCTAGCATACCCTATTCTCATGTTTATACCTGCCTTTCCGATATCGCCTTGTTATTTATGGCAGAGAAACGGTTAAGGCTTACCGCTTGTCGTGTTGCAATCACTATCTCTGCCGTGGGGAACTCTTTTTTTATTTTTTGGAAAATTTTTAACTCAGGTTTTCAGTTATTAAATTGCGTATGATCTGGAAAATGCTTTGGCCTGTCTGAAAGGATTTCTTTTCAAGGCGTTTTCTCATATCATCGTTAATTCTGATTCTTATTGACTCTCCCTTTGGGTTGCTAGAAGTTTTTCACATATCATCATCCTACCTTATCTTTGAATATCTTTACGGTTTCGTGTTGCTTTCTACGAACATATTCAACATCGTTCATTCCGGTGTCTTTGTAGTAGATGTTTTCTTTGTGCCCATCAAGATATTCGATTTCGCCAACACAACAGCCGTTTATAAGTCCTGTTTCGTTATTTGTAGCAACCATATCAACAAGATTTCTCGCTTGCTTTATGCCTTTTGACTGAAGATATCTTTTAAAAGGCGGTCTGGATATTAAAGTTGTTTTGATTGAATAATTTAAAAGCAATTGAGCTTTCTTTCTTCCAATTTCTCCGCTTATATACATATCAAATATTTCCGAATGTTTTTCAACCGAAGTTTTTGGCTTTCTTCCACCATTTATGCTTTTTCTATAATGGCTTATGTGCTGACCGCAATGAGCCGCTTTATGGCATTGATGACAAAGAGGAACCATATTGCTTTCTATATCCCGTCCGCCTAACGCAAGAGGAACTATGTGATGATACTCAATATTTTTATCCGTTCCGCAATTACAGCAGACATTCCCAACCGATTGTTTGATTTGCTTGCTTAATGTTTTTCTCACTTTAGTATTCTCCATTATGCGAAGGCGTTTTTTATTTTTTCGGGAACTTGAAGGACTCACTCGGCGTGCATGAGGTACTATATACACCCCTCCCCCACCCGTATTCAACGAGAATGCCAGGTGGTATATTATTAAAAGTGAATAACTATCTGAATATTAAATCTATTTGAAAAATCACGGTTTTTCTTATAGATTGCTATACAGAATGCACAACTCATATCATCGTATCTGTACATATATTACAATTCTTTCCAATTCCAGCCTTTTCTGCACCCTTTGTCCGTCCTCTGCGAACTTCTTTAGGTCTCTGATCTGTTACAACTCCGGCTTCTCCATCTCTGGAAGCTCCAGCGCCGCCCTGTGCTTATCCGCGATCTGCTGCGCTGTTTGGTGTGGTATGCCGTCCTGCTGTGCTGTTTGAACTGGTGCTGTCTCTGCCATTCCATAAGCAGCTTTGGCAACAAATATTAAATTGGCATTTGTGCCGGGCTGATTGTTTAATCTGTTTACTGTACAATTCTTGCAGATATCGAACCATTTTTTAACCGTGTCGCCGTGTGATGTGCTTGCCCTGTACTGTCCGTTAGACCATTTGGTAAACGTTCTACGCTCTATTCCTACCAAAAAGCTAAATACTTCTAACGTTGGTAACACTCCGTATTTAGTGCATATTCTCACGTATACACTAAATATATTATCTAATAATTCTATATCCTCTGTACCTGGTTTCGGTATTCTATCAGCAATATAAAAGATCATATCTACAAAACTATCAGCAACAGTAGCTTTATACTCTTTCTGTGTATCAAATTCTTCTGGAGTTACTTGTAACACAGTGTTTATATATTCATCCACAAGCCTGTATATATCATTCTCATATACTTCTATTCCCTGTTCTGTTACTGTTGTATTACTCTTTTTCACTGTATCACCTCCAAAAAATTCAAATAAAAAAAGACGGCAAAAACACGCTATGCAGATACATCTCGGAATCTTTCTGAATCCCTTTTCTTTCCGTCTGCTGCGGTTTTCATCGTCTTAAATAGTCTATTGCCTTTCGGCTTATTCAGTTGTTAATTCTGTTTTAGCACATTTTTATATCACTTGTCAATAGTCTATTAATTTTATTTTACCGTTACATTTATCTTAATTAACTGTCTATCTATACAGTACTGTATAGCATGTACATTAATAAACTCTAGGTCTCTAGAATCTAGGACGGGGTTATAAAACCAGTTATTATATAATTATACGTCATGTAATACTGTCATTTTCTGGCTATTAAACACAAAAAGTCAGACCTTCCGGCGCCTTATCCGGCATGATCTGGCTGATTAATCAATATTCTTTTCGCGCTCTGGCTTGCAGCTCCCGTCCTGAGTTCCATCGCCTGTCGTTATTTTTATTTTATCCACATCGGTTTTAAAAATCAAGCCCCAAAATAAAAAAATTTTTGCTTGACAACTTCGGCGGTTTTGTGATAAATGTATTATAACAGCTTCGGCGGTGGGGCTGTTTACCGGCTGAGTGCCGCGCCGTCGTTACGCCGCCAGAATAAGACAGCAAAAGCCCCGGGATTATCTCCCGGGGCTTTATTTATCACTAAAGCATTATATAAGTTTCGCCTTCTCCCTCGTAATTGTTCGCTGCTTTTTCCGCGTCTTCCAGACTGGAGCAAACAGCTATTCTTTTATAACTCGGGATCTCGACTACTTCAATTTTCATCGGGGTTGTTTCCAAGGTGTCCACGAAGTCCGTCTGTACGAACTCGTTTTCGTCCTCGTCAAACTCGAACTCGTTTTCCTCAATCACATATTCCTCAACTGAGTAAAACGTCATATTGTGATTTTCAAACTTGCTGACGCTTGTCTTTCGTTTTGCAAGTTCCTTTTTAGCCTCTTCCAGATCGTCAAACGTTTTTATGTATTCGGGATCCGGATCCAAAGCTGTACATCCTTGTTTGATCTCTCTTCTGTCTCTGCGGTTAAATTCCATCGTTCTTTTTACTAAATCATATTTTCTTATCCTGATAATCGAATAAAGATTTGAGCCGGTCTTGTCGGCGTTCTCTATCTCGACAATTCTCACTCCGTCCTCTTTACTGCTCCAATCGTATTTTCTTGACGGCAAGAAGCTTTCTGATAACCAGTGGCCGCCATACTTCCCGTATACTTTCCATGATCTCGTAACTGCCATTTTCCCCTCCTGTCCGCCCCTGCCCGGGGCTGTGTAATTGGTTCCTTTAGCTCATTCTTTTTAAAATTTCTTCTTCAAATAGTTTTAACTCATATTTCGCATATATGTTATGCTTATATGTGTATATCAATTTATCATTCGGGAGCTTTAACATCTCATACACTTCATTTTTCCTTTTTAAGACCTTTTCTTGATCCTCTTTTATATGCTTCAATCTCCCATTAACTACGTTTATTGTTTCACGATTGTATAAATTTTCACCGTTCGAAATAGCTTCTTTTATCATTCTATATTCTTCCAGAAGCATTTTATTTCTCAATTCGTCAAAACTTGTGCAATCAGAACCATCAATTATTTTGACGATTTCAAAACGAAAATCACATCCTTTTATAGCATCTTCCAGTATGTCTTTGTTGCTATGATATTTTCGTAAAATACCGTTCTTGTGTAGCCTAGCTCTTGCTAAAAGTTCAGATGAAGAACCAATATATTTCTTTCCGCTTTGTTGATTTGTGATTGTGTATATCCCTATGCCGTCTTTGGCTGGAATATTAAACAAATTGCTCATTCCTGTAACCACTTCCTTTCTATGGTTACAGTATATCATTTATTAAACTATGCGTCAAGTATTTTATTAAACTATTCTACTAATTTTTCATTCTTTCCAATTCTTTCTGTATGCACTCCAGAACGAATGCAGACATCTTGACGCCTTTT